ATTGCATGGACCATTGCGCCATTTTATTGACGGACTCGGTGAAGCCGTACAAAAATACTGGCCGTCCCTTCCCAAGACCGCTCTCTCGCATCCCAAACAACCCGGAACTATAGGTAGGCAACCGATGTCCCCAAACCGGCATCCGTTCCTACCCATGAAATAACACTCTTGGCCGGGTCTGTTGGTCTGGCAAAGCAAACAAGATGAAGAAATTTCAAACATCGGTGACCATCCCCTTGACCTCCTCGATCAGGCCCTTCCTCATGTCCTGTCCAATCCGGTACCATTCGCTTATTGTCTCCCGATCCTTGCCCTCGGCGGCAAAGGACAAGAAGCAGCCTGATATGGTTATTTTCCCGTACGGCCAGATACCGGAAAACTCGTAACCCAGGTCATCGCCCCGCAGCCCCATTACGAATGCCATAAAGGCATATTTCACGTCCCTGTCGGAAAAACTATCTTTGAGGACGTTCTTGAAAAGCTTTTCTATCTCCTCCATCTTCTCCATCTTTGTCATTTCCCCCTTTGCAATCAAATGTCAACCGTGGCGACTCTAAAACCAGTCTTGTTGGAATTGGCGATAACCTACTGCCGCATCGACTTGGTCAACATGATTTCCGTTTGGCCAGGATTCCGCTTCTTCCAGAAAGGCGGATATCCATTTGCCCCTGACCAGCTTGACATAGCCAGCTTCAATGGCGGCGATAAACGGGCCAGCCCGGAGAATTTTATTCTTGTCGGCCCGGTCAAACTTGACAACTCTACCGGCCAGCACATTTCGCATATAGTGATCCTTGACAATTTTTCCGCTTGAACCTGGCTCTTGCTCTATCCATTGGGTCACTCCGTTACCATCTTGAGCCGCCGCCCAACTGACCCTCTTTTCCACGTCCATTGGAGAGCCACGCAAGTGAATGATATCTTTGATGAAAAATATCCCATTTGGGTCACGGCCAATTAAAACCCCTGCAGTCCAGTCTGGGTCCTTGTTTTTCTTGCTGGCTTCCGTAGCCGCAAAGTCCCAATACCTGACCCATTCACAATCGGCTGGTGCAGATTCAACTATCTCGAACCAGTAAGACTGGATTCTATTTCCTCCAGGTGGAGACGGGTTTCCCTGGTAAAGGGATTCAAAGTCATATGTCCCCAAAGTCTGTTTGATTTCAAGAAGTTTCCTAACCGGGAACCGTTCTTCCCACAAAGCCATCCCGGTTGGCCGGCCAAGAATATCGCCTTGGCCTAGGCTTATGGCCGGTAGATTTATGACTTTCCAACTGTCTGGCCCACCCTCCTCTTGTTGTTTGATTAGCTTTCCGGCCAGGTCGTTAACGTGCCATCTGGTTTGAATCAAAAGGATTCTGGCGCCTGGCTCCGCCCGGGTATAGAAGACTGACCTATACCAATTCCAAATTCGATCTTGGATCAATTTGGATTCTGCTTGTTCCCTATCCTTAATGGGGTCATCTATGATACCATACTTATACCCACGTCCAGTTATGCCTCCGCCAATGCCAGAACACTTGTAGACCGACCGCACTATCTTCCCTTCATCGCCCATGGGAATCTTGAGGTGCCACTCGCCAATTGAAGACCGGGTCTCCGACAGATGCGCATCGGAAAATACTTCTCGATATTCATTGCTATCTATTATTGCCCGAGCCGACACGGACATGGACTGGATCAGGTCTTCCCCGTAGCTGACTGCCACAATTTCACAACCGGGGTCATACCCGGCCAAAAAAGCGGGCAGTTTCCGGCTGACCAATTCTGATTTGCCGTGTCGAGGCGGAGTAGTTATGATCAGCCTGGCTCCTGGAGTGCTGATCCAGTCCATAAGCTCCTGGCCGATAAATTCTAAGTGCGGAGACAAAATATAATCTGGATCAACATAAGAGACAAAATTAAGCAGATTCCGCCTGGCCAACTCCGCCTCTGCCTGGCGAATAAGATGGGTCATGATTTCAGCCTGGGCCATTTCTGGATTTTCGGCTCTCAATAACGGCAAAGACATCCTATCTGCTCAATCTCTGCAAACCATAGACTCATTGCTTGTTTTTTATTCAACAATTTCAACTACTTAACTTTTGGGTTTTCTTGAAATCCGCCTTCCGGTCATAACCTATTGAAAACACTACAAAAAAACTTTCGATTTGAGGGGTTTAAATTTTGACCGTGTAGGTAAGTATGTGTTTTTTGAAAAAGGCCCTTAGAATCAAACCTCGTAAGCTTTTTATTTTCATAGTGATTACAAGTACTTACAAATATTTTTTTAACGTCTAGCATAATTTTTATGATGATAAGTTACGGTCTTTTACCCTGCTTAATATTTGTCAATGAAATCATTAGGTTAGTCATTTGCCCTAATTAGACAAGACATTACTTCATTTTCCGGCCTGGCTCTCTCTTTCATTGCCCGTTCTTTCGTTCCCGGCCACAACAAGCCCGATGCAAGCCAGGACAAAAAATATAGCAAACAACGTAGCCAAAAAAGGGCTTCCCAAATGCCAATAGAAAAGCCCCGGTCAGACTGCCAAGAACCAAGATCAAGGGATAGATATCAGCTAACAAATTATGCCTCCTTTTAACCATCAACTAATTTCAAGTGACTAGGCCGGCCCAACTTCCCTTGCCGATTTTTGACAGGGTGAATTATCTCACGGCCAATGTCGATTGCCATTTGTACCATATCCTCATCTTTGCTCATTATCTCAGTGAGACCGACCAAAAACATCACATGGTCATTGTCTTGGACCTCTTCGGCTTCCGGCAATATGTATCTCCAGTTCATTTGCCCGTCATACTCGGGGCTGATTAACAGGGCGACTTCCTCTTTGTCTATAACCACAATTTTGTTGTCGTCTAAAATAGGCATGTTTACGGTCTCAAAATAGTTATTCCTAAAATGCAGTCAAAATCAACTTGGCTCCCACTAAAATTAAGGCGAAAGCCACAATCCCAATCACCATGCCCTGGACTATCTTGACCTTGGCGAGCTTTTGGGCATCTTCCTTGATCTTTTGGTAGTTTCCCGGCAGGTCGTCAATTGCCTGTTTGAAGTCCCTCAATACTCCCATGTCAATTGCCTCCTTATGTTATTTGGGGATGAAAGTGATTATGCCAGCCAAAATCAAAAAGACCGATCCTATAACAACCCATACATCAATCATACAATAGCCCCTCCTTATGTTATTTCTTGCTTTCCGAAACGATAGAACCTTCGATTAGCTTGACCGCTTCCCTTGGTCTGCCCTTGGCCATACCAATTAAGGCCATGATCTGTCTGTCATCCAAATGGCTCATCTCAATCTTGATCCGCTTTGTCTCATCGACAAATTGCTTGATGTCTACATACTTGATATTTCTCCAGCGTTCCCCAAGTCGATTCACTAGATAAAATATAAGGGTAATCGGATTAGGGGGCACCCATTTCTGAACCCTCTTGGTCTCCACAAATTCATATTGGCCGGTCTTCTTTCCATTCTCATCTATTATAGGCTTTCGTTCTTTGGTAACCTCAACTAGGGGATGTCCTAATGCTGACTTGATAAGGGCACCCTCAACTTGTATCCCATAATAGTAATCTTTACCCTCCATTACCGCTTTTTTTAAATCTGGATATTTCCTCAGCCATGTATCCAACAAAGTCTTTTTAATTCCAAACACTTGGCTCAACTTTTCCCGATCGTAACCTACATGGCTGCACAACAGTTTCGCATATCCGGCATATTCTGGTTTATACTCAGGTGGTCTACCTATTGGAAGTTTCCCCTTAGCCATTCTGATCATGTCCCTTGTACTGACCAGCATGGCCCCGGCCCTTATTGCCCTTACTGTAGAATAGTCCGATGTGAGATAATAGTGAGGATGCTTTGGGTGATCTTGGTACCACTCTTTTTTTAAGTTTATTTGTCTGGCGAACTTGTGTAGAGAATTAATATCCCTAGCTGTGGTCATGAGATGTAGCCCATCCGTTATTATTTCCGGTATGGGAGACATTTTCTTTGACTCATGCTCTACTTTCCCTGGTTCTGCTGGAGCAGGGGGAAAATATGCTCTGTTTTTGCGTTTTCTTTTTATTTTTTTCTCTTCAGCCAAGTCGCTTATATCACTCCTTATAGTATTATATAGATAATAGCTAAAGGTTGTCAAGAAAAAAATTTTAAAATTATGATTTCATGTTGATTTTTGTATTTATTTCAATTATTTATGTCAACAATAAAAATTTTTAGCCGTTAATAATCATTGATTTTATAGCCTAAATCCACTAGTTGAAGACAAAGCCTTTGTTGTGTTCGGGGACAGCCAAAGGGAATCCTCTCTCAATTCACACCCTTTGGGACCTATTATGGCTTGGGTAGATTTTGATTTTCTTGTCCAGGAAGAATATAAACTCTGATATAAAGAGCAATCATAACCTGATAAAACCGCCATGCCCTGAATTTCATTCAATATTTCAGCTAATTTCTTGTGGTCCTGATCTGTCATTTCACATCGATATACCCCAGAACTTCCCCGGGTTGATTTAACATAAGGGGGATCGACATAAAATAAAGTTTCTTTTGAATCTTGTTGTTTAATAACTTTAATGGCCGATCCACATTCTATGATAACTCCACGAAGTCTATCAGTAAAAACTTCAATAAAATCGGAATAATTCGCCCAGATACTATTTTCTGACTTTGGTTTGGTTCGAAATCCGGTCTTAGATTTATTAACTGATCCAGCACTTCCAAATCCAAGATAACCCTTGATAAGCGTTCTTCTAGCCGCTTCAACTGGATCATCTGTATATTCATATGCGAGTTCAAATTCTTTTCTGGAATAAGGAGTTAAATTTATTAACCTCTTAAGTTCTTGGGCTTTAGTTCGGTCCTGAAGAACTCGAAAAACATTAACAATATTTCCATCAAGATCATTATAAATCTCATATTTCGAACGCTGTTTTTGCATTAATAATGAACCTGACCCTCCAAACGGTTCAACATAAATTCGATGTGGAGGAAAATAACTGATGATCCATTTAGCTAATTGCCATTTTCCACCATAATATTTAAAAATTGGGCGATTTTTGCTAAAATTTTTCATTGTTCTCTTGCCTATATTAATCTAATTATAGCCATTTATTATACCATTAATGGTATAATGTTTCTTTTTTTATCCCTTAATACAATAGTTCATGTAGAAATGTTGTCAACCTGTTCAAGAATTCCCTCCAAATAGTCTGCTGATAATGCCGCTATAGCTCCAATAGATTCTCTATTTATTGAAATTTTAACTATTTTAGGAGAATTTTCTTGTTCTACACTAAATTCAACTCCAGGAAATTTTTGAATCAAATAAACAATGTATTTTTCATTTATTCCAAGGACTTCACCCCAATGGTCCTTAAATAGAGCAATTGGAATTGAATTGAAATGTGAATCCTTTGAATGTGTCACGTCAATACTATACAGATAATTTATTGGTTTTCCTTGCCACATTTTATTTCTAATTCTGTTCCAAATAGTAACTTTTTCTACATTAACTGGAATAATAGGATATTCCTTCTTTGCCTTTTCCGTTCTTTTTACCAATTCTCTTGGTGTTACCTCTTTTTTCAAAATCCAATGGCGATTGGTAAATGATCCAAATTCGGTCGAGGGACAAATTGTATCAAGCGGATAAAATTGGGCGGCAGTTACTTGTTTTGTTGATAGTGATGGCCTTACTTTCATAACAAGAGGTTTGTCTTTTTGGTCCTTCATGATTGCCTCCTTTTTGTTTCTTGCCTTCTTCATCCATCATCATAATCCCATACTATAACGGTCATTTTCAAAAGTCAAACACGATTACGGCTGATTATAGACAATGTCATTGAATTAAACCCCAATATTGGCCAATTAGCTAACAAAATCATAGAATATCTAAAAAAAGCTCAA